GAAAAATGATGAGCGTGTTGTACGCACCCCCAGAGGGTTTCGCCTTCAAACGCTCAAAACGGGCTGAAATCTGCGGCAGAGCCCAGAACCTGAAGCCATTACCGATCCAACGTCTGGACGTCGATCGATCCCGTGAAGGCGGATCAGTCTACAGAATGCCGTGAGCGAGATCGCTACTCCCTTGAGGGCCGGGTGCCCGACAGTAATATTTTTAAAGTGGGCTGGTTCCCAATACAAGGTCGGCGCGTCCCTCAACACGTGTCATCACCCCTTCTTCTCTCCGTCTTTCGCGACCTCTAGCAGGTCGACCCCCTCCTCAAAATCGCAATACGCGGGCGGAGGACGATTCCAAAGAATCTCCTCCCAACAGTCCCACGTAACCGGCGTCCTTCTCTCCACAATAAAGGGCGCCCTCATCATCTTCCTCCAAACCCCCCTCCAGTCCGTGGTCGTGTAAGACCACCTCCCGAAGTCGAACTTCGGGGAATCAGGCCTCAACATAGAAAGTTGCACTTTGTAAAAAATGCATCCATGTCTGAGCCGTGACCACGGAACGGAAAACCGCCATGCTGCCAACTCTCTGGCACACAAACTTAACTCCACTCTATCTAACTCCGACGTTGGAACCCAAGTGACGCTCTCAGAAGAGAGGGTCACGGAATGTTCCACGAAACGCGGAGGGAGACGCAGTGGATTGGCACACCAATCCCCACCACACTTCAGCCCAAATCGCTCTGTCATTCGCGCCGCAAGACGACCGCGGCAACCCAATTCAAAAGTCGTAAGATTAGTCGCCCGAAGGCGGCCAATGTTACTACGGAAGAATAGGTGTGCGGCCCTCCAACGGATGTGGCCTGACAGACCCGAAATGAAGGAGTGGTAAACCCCGGCAAAGTCCTCGACCTCCAACTCGGTCAGCATCCCAAACCTAACGGTTTGAACAACACGTAGTGAATCCTGAAAAAGGCGCACTAACGTACTGTTCAAAGAACCGTAGGAAGAAGATACCGAAGTTTTGGAGCGTTCGACCTCTAAGCCAAGACACGATACCCATTCCATCCACTGACTTGAGAAAGTCCTGGATGAAGAGAATAGAATATCGTCGCCATTAATTGCCAAGGGTATAGTACGATGAGAGACCCCAAATTTATATGCAGCATAGCGGAAAGCTATGTAATTCTGCATACAAAGGAGGGGGAAACTCAAGTACGAGCCCATTTGTTGACCGCGAGTCGCGCGGAAGTCGAGGTTATGAACGAGGGAGAACAAGCGCGGACGAAGCGATAACATCGCGTAGTCCTTGATTGAGTCCGGCACAGAGACCGAACGATCAAGGATTGCACGAAGTATTGCCTCAGCAACCTCTATAGAGAGGCCGTCCGTAGCAGACTTGTAGTCACCCGAAGTCAGAACCGAGGAAGGGGAGAGAGAGGTGAAGCCTGCGCGCCGGAGTGTGTCCGTCGTCACGTCGCCACGATGAAGCCAACGCTTCCTAGAGAGCATTGCATACAACGACTTATGAAGAGGTTGTAAGCAAAGACTTTCAGAAGGCTGCTTCGAGAGGGGGCGAGGACGACCGGCAGACTGAACGACGGTGAGCTCGGCGCAGTAATCGGAAGGTGAGAAAGACTCACGCCCGAAAACTACATCGAGAAAGGAAGCATGATCGAAATCAGTTCCTAATTGACCACCGTCGGACCGTTTACCGTCGACACATCCGGAGAGAGGGGGTACACAGGTTGAAGCGAAGTCCTCGTACATTGAAGGGCTAATTCCACGAGGGAATAGCTCTTGAGCAATGCGACGAGCGAACTTAATGTACCCCGGAGGCAGGACAGGAGGAGGGGAGGAGAAGGTTTGGGAAACCTTGGCGATTAGCGGTTCATCCATACACTGGCAAGAAGCTGGCAGAGCCTTCTTAATGGACTGGAAAGACATCTGCTCCTCCTCAATGTCAGAGACATGAGAAGAGAGAAATGCCTTAACAGCTGCCATGAGATCTGTACAGGATGTGTAGAACCGATAGTCGGGGTAGTCAAGGGTGAGATGAGGGAAGAGGGAAGAGAAGGACGAGGAGTTGGCTAGTAAACACGCGTTTACTCGAGCCTGGAAGTCGCGGCAACGCCGCGCAACGGGAGGCAGACCCATAATCCTGTGCCTAGCGCCGTGAGGCAACTCGACAGATCCGATAACGGAAGTTAATAAAGGATTAAGAGTGATCACGTGCCCAAGAAAG